TTGCTAAGTCAATGAATCTCGACAAGAGTGATCTGACTCAGAATTCACTCCGTCACTTGTGTCCTGTGGATCCAACCAATCCATTCCTAAATAGGAACTTTGGGGAGCGCCCTGGTGAGATTCCTCAATAACCCACTCTCCTTCATCTTTGACATCACGATGAGGGCAGTAACTGCTATCAAGGGAGGAATTTTGGTTTAACTGCGACATTTCCTCAAACGCCGCTTTAGCCCCACTTTCACCTGAAGAATCCCAAAACAATGTTTTAAGAACATCAAAAGGCAAAAATGAGGTGGGCTTAAAGTAGGTTTCCAACCCAAGTTGAGTGGCAACTTCCTTTAACAGGATTTGTTTCTCTTCAAATACTTCTCTCCCGTAAAAGAAATATTCTCGACCAGCACCAGTGATTACCTCAAGGGCCTGTTCAGACTCCGAAATTGAAGTCGAAGCAACCCAAACAGTAAGCTGGCGCTCAATTGAATCATGATCAAGAGGAGCTAAATAGGCTCCTACCTCGTCATTCCAAACCCAGGATCTCTTAAGAAAAGAAGAAGAGTAAATGGAAACATAAGGTACAGATTCAGATTCCTTATCCGGCATAGTGTAAACAATGCCCATATCATTAAAAGCGCCAGAAATTGCAACATGGTTAAACCATGAGCATTCTTCGCTTACAGACATGATATTGTCATCACCATACGTCATCAAAGAAACTGATTCTTTGAAACGCGTGCTGGAGTGTAATGAGGGCAAGTCTCTCCCTTGTGGATTCAACATGCGATAGACATATCTCATGTATAAAGAATTCACAAGACTGTTGATAATAACAGTGAGAGGATGCCCAGAAGGGTTAGAACCAAAGAATTCCACCAAATCACCATTGAAATCAATCAAAGGGTAAGCAGTATCAATTGCTATTCCTCGCATGACCAATAGATCACTGGGTGAAATATACTCAGATTCTTGTGCAAGATCAATGAGAATATCAAAGGCAGCCCGAATGAAGAGAGGACTCATCTTTTTGTCAAAAGATTTATAGTCCCCAGCAACGATTCTGTCTGAACCATGTTTGATCAAATAATCATGCATGTCAGTCCATTGGTACGATTGAACAACAGTACCACATCCAGCTTCAAAAGTGAAACGGTTCTCTTGTATCAATTTTACATGTGAAGAAAATATTTTCTCACAAGTAGAGACCAATCAAGTGGGGCCCCAGCAAAAACACGGGTTTTACCAATGGTGGCCTTCTTAAGTGAAACTGGTTCGTCCTTAAGATGGGCACAAAAGTTGGGATAAACCCTATTACCTTCAAG